AAAATATCAGCTGTTCCACCAGGAGAAGATCCTGATCCTGCTTCGTCAGCAATATCTAAAATTCTACTTCCACCAGTTGATCCTGTAAGTTCTATGATCATAGCTCTACCATCATAAGTTCCAGTAGAGTTATCAGGTATAGTTAAAGTTCTATCAGCAGTTAATGCGATAGATACCCACCCAAACATATCTCTTAGATAATTTAAATTTAGATTAGTATTGGTTCCCCATGTACCGGCGTTTTCACCAGTAGTCATTAAATTGAAACCTAATGAATTATAATTTGATGCCATATTTTTCTCCTATGCTGCGTCTACTTCCGTCCAAGTTACATCTGTACCTGTTGATACTTCACTATATGATACAGGCGTTCCCGTGTCAACTTCATTATATGCGAAAACTGTGGCCGTGCCAACACTTATTGTTGAAGATATTCCTGTCGGAAATACCTCTGCATTAGCATTAGAAATTAAAGTTCCTAATGAACTTGTTAAAGATTGACCTACAACAGGATAACCTGATTCTTGTCCTAAAATACCAGTAGAACCAGTTAAACCTACTCCTGTTGGGTATATAAAAGCATCTCCACTAATGGATTCATTACCCGTAACTATAGAACCAGTGGCTGCTAAAGGAGTGATATTAGCATCCGCATTAATTTCTTTTGGACTACCTGCCGTAGAAGTAAGAGCAACGCCTGTTGGCTGTACTCCTATTCCACCTATCATTACAAGGGTCCCTAGACTTGTAGTTAAACCTAACCCTGTTGGAGAAACTGTTACATCTCCTACCACAGTATTACCACCAATAGATGTTACAGCCTCAACACCGATAGGAACTTCAACATCTTTTCTAGTTGCAACTCCAATTGGACCCACAGTCCAATTAAGTTGTAAACCTGTTAGAGAAATATTTGCATCTGCGGTAACTGTAGAAGCACCAATCCCAGAAGTTAAACCAACTCCAGTGACTGGAACATCTGTTAAAAGTTCAACAGTAGATGATCCAATTGAAGTAGTAGCTGCAATACCTGCTGGTGCAGCAATAGCATCGTCAGTGCCACCCCATACTTGAGAACCCCAAGTATCTCTACCCCATCCTTCTAAATTGTAAGCTGATTCGTTTCCTACTGCAGTAGATGCAGCAACCCCTGTTAATGAAACATTAACAAAGCCTTGTTGTCCCCAAAGTCCTTCTCCCCATGTTAGCGAGCCCCAGGTAGTAGCCATCGGAGGAACCTCCTTATGCTATTCTTAGGATAGCTAAAGTATCTGTGAAATTTGGAAATTGAATTGTGAAAGTTCCAGCTGTAGCAGTTTTATCTCCACCGAAATCTAAAACACAAACTGCTTTTTTAGCTTCAGAATTATTATAAATTAATGCACCACGAGCTGTAAGTGTAGCAGTTTCCCACGAAAGATTTGCCCAATCTACAATCGCTGTATCACTTGCTAATTTATGAGTTTGACCTGCAACGGCTAAAAGTTTTCCACCTGCTGAATATGCACTTCCTGCATCATTATCAGTTTCGCCCGCAGTTAAATAATCTGTTGTAGATTTTCCAATTGTAGCTGTACTAATGTACATCGCTAAATAAAATTTATTTCCTGATGTTTGATCAAAATTATGAGTTCCACTTAAAAGTTGATTCTTAAATGTGTTGCATACTGCACTACTTGTTATTGCCATAATAATCTCCTATTTAACTAGTCCTGAATCTGTTGTTGAAGGAGTATTCATTGGGATTCTAATAGTTCCACTAGTATAATCACCTCTTCTACGTCTTCCAATTTGTTCAAGACCAAACTTATCTACCTCTTGTTTATATCTTTGTTCGTAATATGTCAACATCTCCATTGGACCTTTTAAAAATCCATAAGCCTCTACCAGACAGGCATATAAAAGCCCTGTAGGAAACTTCTGACTCAAGAAAGTCACAGTATTTCCCGAACTTAAAGTAGCCGGCATTTGCGAATATTCCACTTCCATAGTGTAAGCAACATCCGGAGCGGGTCCAATTTTAAAATAATTAGTGTCATTACTGGCTCCTTGACCAGATTGAAACATGGCATAGTAAAGAGGTTTAGATCGAGGAGGATCTGAAGGGGTTCCAGGGACTGTTGAATCTTGTATATATTCGTCTAGGAAAGTTTGATCTACTTTTTGAAGATACCACATACTTCCATTAGAATCTGTCAGTTTAATAGCTCGAACAAATTCTTCTGTTCCAGGAGAATTATAAGTTGCTTGACCTACAATTAAAGTAGCGGTCTGATACTTTCTCATAGCATCAGTTGCTACATCTCTATTAATTCTGTTTTCAGCACTCTCAATAAATTGATCAGTAATAGTAGCTGTAAATACTGAAGTATCCACTTCAGTGTAATTTTGTATTGCTGTCGTTAATGTTGCGTATGTAAATCCTGCCATTATGCTTGTATGGTTACTGGTCCTACTGAGACCGAACCTCCTCCTTGTACATTTCCACTTGTAGCAGTATATCCTGTCACTGTAAATTGATAATTATTATAAGTTTGAGCGTAAAGAGTTCCCCATTGAGAAATAACATGACCTGCTGCTCTAGAAATTTCACCACCGTCAATTCCATCAAAATTTGGTACATCTGCATAAGCAGCAATAGGATTACTAGTAGTACCAGTTCCTGGAGATACGGTAGGTGGACCATAAAATCTATAGGTATTTCCTAAAGTACGTGCATGTCCTGGTTGATAAACTCTAATAACAGAAGTTCCAGCAGTTGTAGTAAAAAAGGGGTTGAATTGTAATAAAGTAGTAGTTGCAAATTCTGTTCTGGCTGGTCTTGCATGCATTAAAGCTTGAGGATCTCCACCTGTAACTTTGATTTCTAATTGAGGAGATTTAGACTCATATTCAGAAATATGAACCCAGGCCCCTGTCCATTCTCTAACCATTTCTAAATAAGGAAAAGCTTGACCACTTCTATCAGAAATTGACAAAGCATATTTCCCTTGAGAAAAACGCGCTGTCATTATGATACCGCCGGATAATATGTTTGAGGAGTTACAAAAGCACTAGAAGCTGAACCATCTTCTTGTAAGGCTCTAGCTAATTCATCTTCATAGTACATTTTTAATTCTTGTGTTTTTGCAGGATTAATTTTTTGACTTAAATAAAAAGCTAGTCCTGAAACTAAACATGGATAAAATCTAAAAGGAACATCAGCTTTATTTGCATAAGCGCTCGTGTTAGTTGTTTGCTCACTGTATCCCGTATCAGGAACCGCTATTCCTGCATCTTGAATTCTTTTAATATAATAAATATTGATATGATTAGTAGCCTGAGAAGCACCAGGTGTGATGTATAAAGTTAAAGTTGTTTTATCTATGAATCTTTGGATCCAAAACTGACTCGGAACTCCTTGAGAATTTTTATTAGTTAAAGCTGCGTAAGTAGATCTATCAATTTTAGTTAAAGTAATATCCGCTTGAGACGTGCCTGTTCCAGTTCTATAAGAAGCTGTTAGAATATCAGAAGCATTATAAACGTATGTGGCATTATCAGTAGTAGCTGGGTTAGTTACGACTGATCCTCTAGCTGTGGAATCTTTATAAACATCAAAAGTCGCTTGACCAGAAGTAATATATAAATTGGTATTGGCTACTTCCCAGAAATGAATTCCTCTATTTCCCCATTCAGAAAATAAAATGTTAAGTGAAAAAAGTGCAGTTTTAAGGTTATAACCAGATGTCAATTGAACTTGACATCTTTCATAAGCCTCTTCAATACATTGAGTTATCGAAGGCTCAAATGCAACTGATCCTGATGTGGCCATTTATCCTCCTAACCAGTGATAGTTACCGTAACGCTGCCACTTGCTCCAGTTAGATGATAAACAATTCCATTTTTAAATAGAATACCTGAACCTGGAATAAGAGTATTTAATCCTTCAGTTCCATATTTAGCTACGTAAACTTGACTGCCTGGTGCTGATGCGTCAGCTGAGTCATAGAAAACTATAGTTGAAGTTGCAATACCTTTAGCTTGAATAGATGTAATTCTACATCTGCCCGTTCTTGCTAAAGTATTACTACCAACCGCCTCCATTTG